ATGCCTTACAAGATAGCGTTTCTCGGTAAATATCCTCCCCTAGAAGGCGGTATTGCTGCAAAGACCTATTGGCTCGCTCGTGGTCTGGCGGAACGCGGACATGAGATACATATAATTACAGATGGAATCTCTGCTGGCCGGGAATACCAAATAGAGTATGGTGATCATGAGCCTGTCAAAACACCAAATTTGTGGGTTCACCGACCTCAAGAGGAAATCCCTTGGCATATACCAGAGGATAACGAGAATGCGCTTGCATTACTGGACCTTGCCATAAATATAGTGCGAGAATATTCACTACAAATCCTGGATACAGGGTACCTCATCCCTTACGGTGTTTTGGGGCATCTGACAAAATGTTCTACTGGTGTATACCACGTAATTCGACACGGCGGTTCTGACCTGGAAAAGTTCCTAAAAAGACAGATTTTGAAAACATTACTCGATGAAGCTATCACTCATGCTGATAAGGTAGTTACCGATACGCATTATCGAGATTTATTGGAACCAATCACTTCTCAATTGATCATTCAACCAGCGTATGTTCCTGACGATAGGGTTTTTACTCCAAATGATATACAACACCCACAATATCGCCTAGCTGTAATAGGGAAAATTAATTATCACTGGCAGCATAAGAATTTACATCTTGTTACCGAAATTATGCGGCAGCTTACGGGACAATTCGAGTGCTGGGTTGTTGGCCAAGGCAAGGGAATGTTAGATTTCCAAAAGAGTCTTGGTTCTGAGACTATGGCTAGTTTCAAGTGGTATCCATTTGTTACCCCGAGGGAAATGCCGCAGATGCTTAATCAGTTGGATGCTATCTTTATATTTGAGTCAGGATTACCACACAGCGTCATATCTAATCTAGCCTTGGAAGCCATATGCTTAGGTATAGGCATAATAACTGACCAAGTGGAGTTTATCAAAACATATCGGGATATTGTGGAAATAGACAAAAACCAGATTGTGGTGGTTTCGCCGTCTGAGTCAACTTCGTCAGCTGCGAAGATTAAGCAATGGATCAAAGGTCGAGCACAAAATATACAGTCTTCACATCAGCTCGTTAGCTATCAGGAATACTTATCGTCCAACGAAGCCATATATGCCAGTATTTTAGGCGATCGCTAACCTTGAGTATTTTTAGTCTGAAATACCTTATCTCGGATCCAACAAAATGACGATTTGGGATTTTTGAAGAAATTCGTCATATTACCTCTCCAAAAAGGTCACTCTTGTATGTGCTCGCAACACGGTGTAAAATGAGCCATACCAAAAGGACTTCTTTTAGGACAAGACCGTTATCCTAAAAGAAAGTTTACGCGCAGGTGGAAGAGTCAGTAGTTTAACCAGATGAATGAATGGGAATTCACTGGAGACGTTCTAGATGAATCGAAATCTCAGTACCGCGAAGGCGGCCAAGAAGGACGAGTTCTACACCCAATACGTTGACATCCAGAAAGAGGTCGAGGCTTATCTGGAGTTCGACAAGGACACCTTTCGCGGCAAGGTCATCTACTGTAACTGCGACGACCCCTTCGAAAGCAACTTTTTCAAATACTTCGCAGCCAACTTCAACAGACTCGGGCTGAAAAAGCTCGTCACCACCAGCTACGACGGCTCGCCAATTGCCGGCAAACAACTCTCGTTCTTTGAGTACGACGAGGACAATGGTGAGCGCCAAAAGCCCAAGGCGATCGCCGTCGAGATCGAAGACGTGAAAGATATCAACCGAGACGGCTCGACCGGTATCGATGATGTCGAGCTCTTCCTGCAGCAAACCCCTCACAGCCGCACGCGCCTCACCGAAGGCGGAGACTTCCGCAGCGCTGAGTGCATCGCGCTTCTGAAAGAGACCGACATCGTAGTCACCAATCCGCCCTTCTCCCTCTTCCGTGAGTACGTCGCCCTGCTTGTGGAACACGGTAAAAAGTTCCTGATCATCGGCAACGTTCAGGCAATCACCTACAAGGAGATATTTCCACTGATCAAAGCCAACAAGCTCTGGATGGGCGTCACCATCCACAGTGGCGATCGTGAGTTCCGCATTCCCGACCACTACCCGCTAAACGCGGCTGGCTGGCGAGTCGACGAGAACGGTATTAAGTACATCCGCGTCAAGGGCGTTCGCTGGTGGACGAACTTGGATCATGGCAGACGCCACGAGAAGCTGCCGCTCATGACCATGGACGACAACCTGCGATTCAGCAAGCACAAGGAGATTAACGGCAAGACCGCGTACGACCTGTACGACAACTATGATGCCATCGAGGTGCCCTTCACCGACGCGATCCCCTGCGACCACGAAGGCGCCATGGGCGTCCCGATCACTTTCCTTGACAGGTACAACCCTGACCAGTTCGAGATTTTGGGAATTGCTGACCGTGACAATAACTCCGGCGTGAAAACCAAGGAATATACGGAGGCAGACGCACCGAATTATGGCGATCTTAATCGTCGAGGGGTAGTCCGAGTTGGGAATGAATATAAGCCTATTTATGCTCGCCTCATCATCCGCCACCGCCACCGTGGCCAGCTCGTAGGAGGGACGAAGGAATGATTACCACGCTGAGAACCTACATTACCGTGGCCGACATCTGCGACGGATTTGTGTACAACCAATTGGAGGGCAAGGGGCTCTATGGGCTGGGCGGAAAGCTCACCATTCAGCCGGAGTACCAGCGTAACTATATCTATGCGGATGGCGGTGGTAAGAAAGAGCAAGCGGTCATTCACTCCCTTCTCAATGGATATCCGCTCGGGCTGATCTACTTTAACAAAGTCCGCGAGGACACGTTCGAGGTATTGGACGGGCAGCAGAGAATTACCAGCATCGGACGGTTCGTTACGAACAAGTTCGCGATTTTGGAGAACGGCAATCCGAAGAACTTCGACAGCCTGCCCGGTGACCAACAAGCCAAAATTCGGGACTCGAACTTGCTCATCTACGAGTGTGAGGGCACGGAGACCGAGATCAAGCAATGGTTTGAGACTATCAACATCGCTGGCGTCCCTCTCAACTCCCAAGAGCTATTGAACGCCATCTACTCCGGGCCATTCGTGACGCTTGCTAAGGCCGAGTTCAGCAACAGCCAGAACGCGAATATCCAGAAATGGAGTGCGTACATCAAGGGCAGCGCAAACCGGCAGAATTTCTTGGAGCGAGCGCTTGAATGGGTGAGTAAGGGTGATATCGGCGGCTACATGAGCAGCCATCGCACTAAGAGCGACATCAATGAATTGAAAACCTATTTCAATAGCGTAATTGACTGGGTATCAAGCGTGTTCAGGGATGTTGAGAAAGAGATGCAGGGTCTGGAATGGGGACGGCTTTACGAGCAATACCATTCCAAGTCATACGATCCGGCCAAAGTGTCTGCCGAGGTCAAGCGGCTGTATGCCGACCCGTACGTCAAGAATCGTCGCGGCGTCTTCGAATACATTCTTGGCGGCCTTCAAGATTCAAAGCTCCTCGATGTACGGGTTTTCGACGATGCGACTAAAAAGTCCGTCTACGCCCAGCAGACCGCGGCCGCCGAAGCTAATAGCACGTCAAATTGTCCGCTCTGTGCAGTCGGCCATACTGCCAACAAGAGCAAAATATGGACGTTCGCCGAAATGGACGCGGACCACGTTTCAGCATGGAGTAAAGGTGGTGGAAACTCGGCAGAGAACTGCCAAATGCTCTGCGTTACTCACAATCGGGCTAAAGGGAATCGATAAAATGGATGTACCCACTCCCAGCACTCAACAAAAACACAGCCGTGTTTCGGGTGTAGACCAATCCTACTCCATCTCCCCGTCCGACTCGCCTCACACAAATGCTTATTTAGTGACCTATAAAGAAACAAAAAAAGGTGGGAGAGGATTATCTCTCCCACCTGGCCTGCTAATTATTTAACTTCAAGAATTGTGCATCATTTCCCAGATTCAGGCTCAGAAATCATACCGTAATACGTACCAGTTCCTCTTCTTTCTTTGGCTGGTAAGGAGTTTCTATCATGTCCTCGGCTCCGATTTTCAGAGATTCCAGCAACTCGTCTTTAGTTCTCTCCTGAGCGTTTACTCCCGGGAGGTCAACCAACCAGCCAATCCACCATTCTCCACTTTGTTTAACCACTGCTCTAAACTCCATCGTGCATGCCTCCTTGCCTTTACCGGAAAGGAATAAACAGGTCCCGACAAATCTTTCTCGCCAGTTCATCCACTATCTCGGAATGCCTCGGGATTGCGGTTCTATACTTACCCTTCTGGTATATGCTATGTCTACGCCCTTCCCTTAGCAGAAATGCCCCATAATTGTTTATATGCTTTACGAGTTCTTGCCTTTTCATTATATCTGTTTACGTCAATATTATAAACCTGATTACTTCATAATCTCAAACATGCATGGCATCTTTCCATCTCCTGCTTCTTACCCCATATATTAAAAGGGGACGGACATCCCGTACTGGGAACATCCGGCCCCTTTAGAATCCTGGCTTTATCAGATTAAGTCTAGCTCTTGCCGATTCTGAACATTTTGGTGCCGCACGTTGGACAGATGCCCTGAGTTGCTGGTTTGCCGTTCTTCATGGTTATACCCTTGGCATCCTTCATCTCTCTCTTGGTACGGCACTTTACACAATAAGCTTGCATAAATTGACCTCCTTCGTAGTCATTTTATTGAGGCTAACCTATTCAGCCCATATATGTCAATGGCAGGCTTGGCTGGAGACAAAAAATAGGCCATGGTTTTACCCACGGCCTATTATCACTGGGGATTGGATATTTTAAAATTCAAACAGCGCTGGCTGCTCCGCCTCCCGCTGCGCTTCGGCTTCCTCTCTTTCCTCCCTTCGCTCCACTCTATCTTTCTCTAGCCTGACCTTAACCCGCTGCCGGTATATCCAGGCTTTAAGCCGATTCAACTCTCCCATCTGGTAGTCACTGATTGAGTCTACGGCAATATCAGCCGGCATTTCACCCTTGTTCCATCGCTTGTAGCTCTGGCCAGCGATATAGAGGTAGATTTGGGTCCAGTCGCTCTCCATCGGCTGGGTCAGGGAAACCGTCATGAGATAGGCGCACGCTTCGGCATCAGTACCGGTCGGTTCTTCCCCCTTCATCGCTTTCATATCACCTATCATTCTTTCCAGGGTGATTGCAGTCTTCAGCCAATCGGGGATAGTATCTCCCCAACCGCCCGGGAAGACAACAATAGGGTCTGTCAGGCATCCCACGATATCGGAGATGCCTTGTTCCACAGTGCTATTCAATTATCGTTCTCTCCTTTCGTTAGTCTTTGAATCTGGTTATATGCAGGCAGGCATAGTGTGACCTGAAGTTGTCTATCGGGCCTTGCCAGAAGCCATTACGGAAGTCCAGCAGATAATGGAAGTAACCCTGATACTCCTGCTCCCGGACGGCCACCAGGTAATCGGTGAATATCCTGACGCAGGCCGACCTACTTCCCCAGAGCACGATGACACTGGGAATGTAGTTCTCATCACTCTTGAGCTTTATTGGGTACCATTCCAGCTGGAGCCGGGGGAGTTTCAGATTATCAAGCCAGAAGTGCCTGCCGCCAGCGTCATACGAGCCGATGTGGATATCCTTCCCTTCAAGGTCTTCGAGTATCTCCATAAGCCTTGTAATGGCTTCTCTGCGTTGCTTGCGAAGAGGTATCCGGGCTGACTTCCGACCCAGTTTTACCGTAGTAAGCGGTTCCGGCTCCGCCAGCTTCACTCCTTCGAACAAGTCAAGTTGTCCTGACATACGCAAACCTCCTCTCTATCAGATTTTGGGCATAGTAGCCCTGTGGAATTGGATGAATTTGCTTTAGACTAAAGCAGGTTGACTGCCCGCTCTTTCCCTGGCCATCTCTTGCTCCAGAGCCTCTTTGGGGATGTTGCCGCGGATAGAATCTATAGAAGATACCAAGTAGCTCGGCGTTTCATGGCCGTAGATAACCCCGCCGGTCATTCGCTTCAGTTCGTCGATAAGGCGGTTGATACGGTCTTTCATGTAGTCGGGCAGATTGGGTATTTTAGCTGCTTCCTCAGCCACCAGCAGGGCCTGCTCCAGGGGTTCGATAGCCTCTTTGACGTGTTCCTCGGCCATGTCCATCGCTTCGATAACCCTGAGACCACTCCATTTAATAGGCATGGGTTTACCTCCTTTCCGGGCACAAATAGCCCTGTAGATTTTGAGCCTTGACGAGTTCACCTCCAGCACTTAACGATAAGGCTAAGTGCTGGAGTGAGACGGTTAATACTCTTCGGGGAACAGTATGGTGGTTGCCGACCTGTCTGCCTCGGTGATTATCCAGATGGTGGATATGCCGTGTTTCGGGAAGCGGTCATCGTTGTAGGCGGACAGCAGGCGCAATCCCTGTTTCAGAGCTGCGTCATTGGTCAGCTTGTCCTCATCGTCTACATCCCCCCAGTCCCCCTTGACGTGGCGAGCCAGGCTCTCGGTAACGAACTTGGCGAACGCCTCATCGTCGGCTACCATGTCATTAACTCCCCTCGTCAGCACAAGCTGTCCCAGGGGAAAAGCCGTGTTGACTGCTACAAACATGAAGTCTCCTTTCCGGGCACAAATAGCCCTGTAGATTTTGTGTTTTTTATCACTAGAACATCGCAGTTTGAACGCCGTGTTTCTGTTCGTTGGCTTCCCAGCACTCCTGGGCAACCCTGCGGGCGTGTTCCATTACCAGTTCAGGGTCAAGTTCGTCACCCTCGGCTTTGTTGATGAACTCGGAGCGGTAGCCGGTGCTGGTCATACACCCCCTCAATTCAAGATGGTCGGCGTGGGCAAAGTAGTTGACATGCCAGGTCACGTTGACCGTCTTGCCGTTATTGAGCCTAACTGCAAACTCCTTGACTGCCTTTTCTCTCATCGCCATTTACCTCCTTTCAAACCTGATTTTGGCAAAAAGATAGGGGTCAGGTTTACGTATTTCCCCCGACCCCTTCCACCCGATTGGTCTATTCAGTTTTTAATAGCTTCTTCAAGGCTCGCTCCGCCTGTTGCCTTGTGCTGTATTGCTGGAACTCCCCGACGGTATCAATACCGCCTGTGGTCAGGTCGCATACCCTTATCGTGTAAAGTCTGGGGTAATCGTGCCTGAACCGCTCGGAAGTTATGAAGTAGGCAAGGCTACCCGATTTGCAGGCGTAGCTTGGGTATCGGGAATCAAAGAACCTGGTCGTTTCCGGCGAGAACCAGTATTTACCCTTGTCCCTATTTGCCCTTTTCAGCCCATCAAGAGTGATAATGTCCATTTTCACCCCCTTTCCAGACACAAAAAAACGCACAAAAAGAGGCTGTTACACTTCTTAATGTGCGTTCTTTTTTGTTTGGTCAAGCGTTCTTTAGGCTACGGCTACTTTTTCCCTCTTACGGCTACGCTTCGGCTTCTCGGCGTTGACTACCGCTTCCGCTTCGGCTACCGCCTCGGCTTGTTCGGTGTCCGCCTCGGCTTCCTCTGGCTTCGGCTTGCTTTCACCTGTCAGCATGGGCATGACCACAAGCTGATAGCCGTCAACGGCAAACAGGACTGGCGATTTGCTATCGGTGAGCTTGAAGTCCACCATGCCACCGCAAGCTCTAAGAGCTTCGGCAAGGTAAGCTCCGTCTATCCGCACCTTACACTCACCCTCAAAAACGGCTGGTATGCTGGTTTGCCCTGCTTCGTCAGGGCTGGTCAGCGTGATATAACCGCCGTCAAGGGTCAGGTCTAGCGGATAGCTTTTACTATCCGCAAGGGCTTTGAGTGAAGCAATCGCCTTGCCAGCTTCAACGGTGTCAAGGTGAGCGGTTACGTTTACCTCAGTCGGTATGAGCTTCTCATAGTCAGGGAATTGTCCGTCAGCACCACGCCACTTGTAGCGTATCGCTTCGGTGTCAAGAACTAAGCTCGTTCCGTCAAGGCTCTCACCGCTTGCCTCAAAACTTAAGGCCACCCGTTGCGCTTTGCGTAAGGCATTGGCTATCCCCCCTAATTCCTCACGGTTTATCAGAGCCTCACCCTCAACATCACAGTCAAGCACCACCACCGCCAGCCTGAAGCCGTCAGCACTTACCAGAGTGAGCTTACCCTCAACCGCTTTGAAGAGGATACATTGCAGAACTGGTCTATTATCCTCTTTAGCAGTAAAAGGCAATACCCTGCTAAGAGCTTCCGCAAGCTCCAAACTGCCGATATTGGGCTTTACTATGCGTTTCGGGCTTACTCTAACATCGCAGAGGGTCATCGGGGTATTGTCGCCAATCCAAGCCATGTCCTCTAAGTAACTGGTGGTGCTTCCACAGACTACTTTCAGCCGTTTGCCGTTGCTATGCGTTTCGCTATCAGCATCGGAAGCTGGCACTACCTTGACGGTATTACTGCCAGCTAGAGCCTTAACGTAACCAGTAAAGCCTTTACGCCCTATCGTATAACCGCAAACCGTTACACGGTCTGCTAATACACGATTAAGAGCGTTTACCAGCGTAGCCTTATGTGCTACGAAGCCATCACCTGAACGCTTGCCCACGATATTCAGTTGTTCCAAGTTTATTCACCCCTTTTGGCTATCTGGCTAGTGGGCAAACCTGCCAGCTTCACCTAGTAGTAAGCTATCCGTTAAGCTGAGATACTCTAGCCTTAACGGTGCTTCCACTATATAATTTGCGGAAAAGGGCGAAAATCGGACATTCTAAAACATCTTTTTTTGTTCCCTCTTTCGCCATCTCCAAATATACTTTTGTTCGTTCTCAGTCAGGGCTATGCTATCTCGTATCTTTTCGCCGATGGTGAGTAGTCGTTCTGGCGCTCCGAGTAGGAATGTCCGAGCGTCAATCCAAGCGTCTATGTCCAGGGCTTTGTCGTCTGCTATTAGCTCTCCGAGTTCGGTTAGATTGCCTTGACTGTCTACGATAGGCTTATTCAGGCTCTCTACCTTGACCAGCTTTGGGCATTGACTGTAAAGGTAATCCTCTTTACACTTCCGCCGTTGCGCCTTGCTACAGTTGCCACAGGTTAAGCCGTTAGTCCGCTTGTAATGTTCTCTCCAGTATTGGGCTTTGGTGAAGCTGGCTATCCGATACATCCAGCTATGATTATCGGGCTTGTGTCCGTTGCTTCTGCCAGCGTCGGCAAGGTTGCTGATTATGGTATGGAGCAAGTCCTCTCGGTCAGGGACACTATTGGCTATCGGTAAGGCTACATTATAGTAGGCAAGGAAAGGTTCAGGGAGCTGGTCATAACCGTTACCGTTGTGGTCATCTTGCCTTTGGTTGCGCCTTCGACTAGACTTTACACGGCGGGGCTTTGTCTTGAGTGTTTGACAGTTTGCCGACTTTCCGCACCACGGACAAACGCCCTGCCTCTCATTTAATACCCAAATCTTACCGCTCCGACTAGCTTGCGCTGCCGGCTCATCTCCTTTACTATGTCAGCGTAATGCAGTACCTCGATGGGGAGCGCTTCTGCGGTGACCTGTTGCAACACCCAGGTCTCGACCTTCGCCTCGCGAGATACTGTGGTCGAATTGATTTCAGCGCTACGGTCCCGGAGGGACAGTATCGCTTTCCAGAGGTGTTGATAGTTCTCCACAAGGAAGTCCTCCGGGTCGAGGTCCACTCCATCCAGGCAGGAAGGGTCAAGGATAACAGAGCCGATTACCATTCCCTCAGCATCCTTGTCGTATATGGGGACAATGTCTACCGATTTAGCCATCCTGGCTTTCGAATTCCTTTAGAAAGTCGTCTGCCTCAGCTTCCGCGCTTTTGGTTTCCTCCTTTAATGATTGTTCTACCTTGGCCAAGTCGCCTTTGGTCCAGTTCCCCGTTTTGCCGGTTACCCGATGTAGAATCTCCCGCATTTGTTCGTCGGCCAATCCCTTCTCCCTCATCAGGTTGACAAGCTTTCGCTTATCCTCGGGAGTGGCGACTTCATTGTCGTCGGTCGGTCGCTCCGTTTTCTCCGCGGGCGTTTGCGCTGTTTCTGCCTGTTTTGCCGGGCGCTTTGCTTTTACCGGCTCTGCCGAGACCTTCTCTTCCTGGGCCTGGGGGATAACCATTTCCGGCACCTCGTCATCGGGGACCGGCATCTCGGTTTCGCCGGCGGTAAGCATCTGCGGAGTTGGCTTGGCAATAGCCTCCATCATCTCAAGAAGCGTTCGATTGGTACGCAGGTTGAGAACATTGACCGTCCGCTTCTTCCCCTCCGAGTCCTGGACCTCCTGGGGCTCGATAGTCAACAGCAGCGGGACCATTGAAACCTTCCCATAGATCCGTCTGACCAGGTCAGCGGCGCTGTTGATATTACGGATGCTGTTGATGCTTGAGGTGTCTATCTGCCATATGCCCAACCCAGGGACCTCGGGCAGCAGGAACTGCAGGTTCATGATCTCCCGGCATGACTGCTCGTAGTCGGGGCAGTCGCGGCCGGCACAGGGGACTTCTTTAAGCACCGCCTCAGTCGTGTTGCGGTTTGCCAGGGCGCCGGTTTGGATGTCCACCATGCGTAGAGCTGTATCTCCGTCCCCTTTGCATATAAGACCACGGGTCTGGCTATATGCACGGTAGTACTGGCTTGCCCATCGTTCCTCGTCCTCTACGGGGATGAGAATGCGCAGTTCCTTGGGTTTCTCGCCAAAGGCTTTTGGCAAGGTACCATAAAGCACCTTGAGTTGTTCGGATAGCCCCTCCTCATTGGCATCGGGAAAGACGAAGTGGTCAACCGCACTCGGATATTCTACTTCGCGGCCGTTTACCACCTTCTTTTTCTTTACGCCAAGGTGGATTTTACCGAGCCTGGGAAGCCGGCGCGTTTCTGAAATTCCCTTGATAGGACTCATTGTTTGCCCTCCTTCTTGTGGTAATTCTTGGCGACATACTCGGCCACAAACTCAAGATGCTCGCGGTATTTGTACTCACCGTGGTGGTTGTTAAACCACTTCGTATCTGCCTCAGCTAAGAGTTCGAGAACCCTGTTCTTGCCCAACTTCATTGCGATATCTCCTCCATGTACAGTACCGATGTCCATGGGCAGAAGACTCGTCCCTGGCGGTACCGCTTTCCACTTGGCTCCACAAAGCGGTATTTATCGAGCCAGAAGCCGATGTTTTCTGCCTCCAGCTTGTCTTCGGATGAAAATCGGGCCTCACCCTCAATGACGGTCTCTTTTGTGCCGTCTATAGTGAGAGTCACAGCTACTCGCATTCCTCTCCTTCTTCCAAGACCAATTGATTAGCTCTGCACAGCCTCAAGACGGTAGGCTTGAAGTCGGTGGGCCCCGTCCACGAGCACGCCGGAGGCCGTAGTAAGGATGGGCGGAAGGTCTGCAAACGCGGCGCGGTATGATTCTATCGTGGCCTTATCTAAGCCATCCCGGGGATAAGCGCCATCCAATATCCGGATGCTGTCAATCGCACGTTCGGTAACTGTCATAGTATTATCTCCTTCGTTCTTCTCTGCGCACCTGGTGCACACGCGCTTCTCCTCCGGCAAATAATAGTCCCTGAAGCTCCGACCGCAACTCCGGCACTTGTAAGTCCGGAGTTTACCGTATAGCATCTTCCTAGTGATTGGCTGTTGTGGATAGCCCATCGATTATTCTCCTTGTGCTGTGTTCCACCTTCATCAGACTTCGCGACCCCTGGTTCCTCTTGCTTCACCATGTGCACTCGCCGAACTGACCTCACCCGCCGGACTCTCCTCCATCATCATAATCAGCGCAATTGACACACACTGCGGTGCTTCTGCCCCGGAGCACAGTAAGCAGGGGAATTGAATCGGCTAAGCGTCCTCGGAGACACCTGACTCGGCCGTCCATGACCACCGCATTGAAGCAGTCGTAGGTAATGTGACGTTTGGCTCTGGCTGCGTTCCGCTTTGCCTCCAGCTGGCTGGCGAGTGGCTCCTCAAAATACCTGTTCTCATCGTTTATCGTCATAGCTTTGCCTCTCCTCTGCGGCGTTAGCGTCTATCTCCTAGGACCGCCTGTTCCTTATGGCCGGCACCGGCTCGCCTTCAACCCTTTTTACCTGGAACTTGTCCTCACCAAGGGTGTTGATCATGATGCCGGTGAAGATCTGGGCTACGTGTTCGCCCACTTCGGAAGAAACGTCAATCATCAGGTGCCGGCCGCGGTCACTCAAGTAGTATGAAACGCCGCTGACCCTTACCTTGGGCTTCCCGAAGAAGCATTCGGCATTGAAGATGGCCGAGACGATACCCGCCGCAATCAGCTCTCTCCTTGCTCGTCTGGCAAACTTGAATGTACAAAGTGCGCTCATGGTGTGATTCTCCTTTTGTTCTCCTACAACACATATACGCAATAATTTTGAAAAATGGCGCAGCTTTACTGGCGTTTCTATCGTCTCAAACCCAATTCCGTATAAGTGCCCATCTCTTCACTTCCTGCTACTACACATATACGCAAAAAATTCAGAAAATGGCGCAGCTATTTACCGAATCCTTGTTGCAGAAAGACACGTCTGATCCTGTCTATCTCCCGCCGTACCGTGCGCCTTGGCTTTCGCAGCATGGTGGCTATCCGGCTAACAGGCACATCCTCCGCAAGCAACTGGCAGATTTCCCTTTGCAGCGGCGTAAGCCTGCGGATGACAGAAGCCACATCCAATCTCTCTGATATCTCGGGTAAGTCGGACGGCATGATGTCGTCAAGGGTAGTGCCGGCTTCGTCTAAAGGCTCGTCCAGCGAAATCGTCACGTGTAGGATGTGCCTTTTGTCAGACAACTCGCGGCGGACCAGGCTGCGAAGCTTGTTTTTCAGCACCGTGCGCATGTAGGTCTTGATGGAGGCACCCCGCTCGGGTCGAAAGCGGCTCCGCTTCCACTCCCAATGGCTAAGGCACTCCTGAAGCAGGTCATCAAACTCGAAAGCCTTTAGCCAGGGGTGTTCCGTCTGGAACTGGGAGACCACTCCTTTAGCCAGGGCGATTTCCCAGTCTTGAAACAGGTCGCCATAATTTAACCCCATTGCTCACACTCCTCCTTTTTTTGGTGTGATCAATGGGGTCTAAAAATAGGGTATGCCGGGCCGGCAGCCCTGTAAATAACGGAGCCCTAACGGAGGTTTTTACAGGTGTGCCTGGGCAATCTGGCTTGCAGGCATTGCCAGAACATTAAACCGGGGAGCTGCGCCATTTTTCAGAAAAAATGCGTATATGTGCTGTAGGTGGATGAAAACTTTTCAATCTACAAGGCCAGTCAAATAAGGGTGCTCAGGATGAAAAAGGATAACAGTCAGGGCGAGTTCTCAAGTGAAAAGGATTGTGGCCAGGCCGATCCGTCGCATGTCACCATAAACCTGGTACCGGGCTCTACTTCACCAGCGCAGAAGCAGGCCTGGCGCAAGTTTTGGGCAAAGTTGATAGCCGAAGTTAAACAGGAGGCGACGGAAGACAATTCCTCTTCTGATTCAACAAGATGATATCATTGTCAAAGCTATGTCGTTACCCTCTTTGGCGTGCGAGGAAGACCAGGGCGGGCTAATAACAACGCCGCTAGGTAAACAAAGCGTCCACACTTGACAATGTGATGGCTTGCCGTTATACTGGTAGCGGAGGTGGACGATGGTTATTGCAAGTCATAATTACAAGAAAGTGACGCTAAGCCTGCACCCGGAGGAATACGAGGTTTTGCGCTTTGTGGCGTTCAAGAGGAAGACATCTGTGGCTGGCGTCGTCCGGGAGATGATACAGGAAGTCTTGGAAGATGAAGACGACATCCGAGACGGACTGAAAGCCCTGGAGGACAAAGGGGATAGCCTGGACTGGGGGACTTTCAAGAAGGAACACCTTGGCTTATAGAATTGAGATTCTCCGTGCCGCCCAGAAGCAACTCCTTTCTTTTCCCCGGGAGGCGCAGGTGGAAGTCGCCAAAGCTATTGATGCGTTGCAGGACAATGCGAGGCCTGTCGGGTGTAAGAAGCTAAGAGAGACAGGATTGTGGCGGGTAAGGGCAGGGCGTTACCGGGTGGTCTATGTCATTGATGACGAGGCTAAGGTGGTAACGGTGGCAAAAATCGCAATCCGTAGGGAAGACACCTACAAACGGCTATGAAGGAGGAAAAATGAAAACCGCAGCTATCTATTGCCGGGTGTCTACAGATAATCAGGAACGTGAAGGCACAAGCTTACAGACACAGCTAGAGAATTGCCTTACCTACTGCCAGGGCAAGGGCTATGACGTGTCCTATCGCTTCAGTGAGGCATATAGCGGGCTATCCTTAGAACGGCCGGATCTGGACAAACTGAGGGAACTGGTAAGGACTGAGGCTATTGAGGTGGTGGTGTGCTATTCTCTTGACCGGCTTACGCGTGACCCTGGACATGGCGTCATAATCACACAGGAATTAGAAAAGCACGGCGTTACCCTTGAGGCGGTGACCGAGGACGTGGACAATTCAGAGCTTGGTAAGCTGATAAGCTACATCCGGGGCTATGCCAGCAAGTTAGAGACTGAGAAGATACGAGAGCGTAGCATACGCGGCAAGCGGGCCCGGGCAAGAGAGGGGCGCATTCCGACCGGAAGTGGTACGAATCTTTATGGGTATGACTATATCAGGGTAAGCCAGGAGAACGGCGGGCGGCGCGTCATAAACGAAACCGAGGCGTCCTGGGTAAAGCAGATGTATGATTGGCTAGTCAATGAGGGCTTGTCCACCAATGCGATTGTATATCGCTTAAGAGCCATGAACGCACCCAGCAAGCTCGGTAATATCTGGAATAGGCGCAGTGTCCAGGCAATATTGACTAACCCGGCTTACACCGGCAGGACTTACGCATTCACCACTGTTAAGGGCCGTAGTCAGTTTACCCGGCCACAATCAGACTGGATTGAGATTGAAGGCGTTACCCCAGCCATTATCAGTCAAGAGGTATTTGATGCGGCCCAAAAGCAGCTACAGGTAAACAGGACTAAGACAGTACCTGCTACCAAGCATGAATACCTTTTGCGAGGGCATTTACGCTGCCGCCAGTGTGGGCGGCCTTACGTAGGCGGTACTAATACCAAAATCCTGCCGAACGGCCAGCGGTACATACGGCGAGGCTACCGCTGTATTGGCAAACTGCGTATGCTTTCACCAGGTGAACGCTGCCACAATAAGAAATGGAGTGCCGATAAACTAGAGCGCATGGTATGGGAGGAGCTGGTACACTATCTAAGTGACCGTGACCTGATAATCAGCCAGCTAGAGGCACAGCGCCAGGACGCGGGCCAGCTTAGCGTATTTGAGGCCGAACTAGAGCGCGTGGAGCGCCAGTTTAAAGCGCTAAGCCGTGAGCAGCACCAGCTATTACAGTGGGCATTAAAGGACTTCCCGGCTGACCAGGTAGAAGCGGAAAACAGGCGGCTGAATAAGGCAAAGGAAACACTGAAGGCACAAAAGACTGAGCTAGAGGCACAGATTAAAGCCAGCCAGGATGCTGTTATCAACGTGCCTAACCTTGAACGCTTCATCGAAGCCATGCAGGACAAGCTACCTAATCTTGACTTTGAGGGCAAGCGCCTTGCCCTAGATATGCTCGGTATCACAGTATGGCTTGACGGTGAGGATGTAGAAGTTACCGGCGTGATTGAGCCTGAAAAACAGGTGTTACGTTGCTCAAGCAATCACGATGGCAACAGCACCAGCACCGTTAAACGGTGA